ACTAAGAGAAATTCATCAATTACAACTGGAGGGGAAATGGGATGCCAAGACTTGGAACGGATTTGGAAAAGGAGAATTACACAATAGCGGCACAACAAAGGAAATACATGAAGAACTCGCGTCGTAACATGTATATTGCTTTAGAAGAACTGGACCTGGTGTTTGATGAAAGCGAAGTGATTCGATTGCAAGAAATGTGGAAAGAGAACAAAAACATCATTGAAATAGCAGTAGAGCTAGGAAGACACCAATTAGAAATCGCAGCATTAATAATGGATCAAGCGGATAAGAACGAGATTAAATCCCGTCCGATGGGGTTAGGTGCATGAAGCAACTGACACTGGATGATGTTGTAGGAAGTTTCGACTACTCGGCTACAAGTACATCGGAGCAATTCTTAGCGAAGACACCCGTCATAACGACATACGCTGTGGAATTCTATGACAAGGAAGAAAAGCAACGTATTGATTGGTTCGATATTAAGACTGAGAGCGAAGCCTGGAGCGCGGCAGTGAAAGAACATGGTAAAGGTATTCAGAAGATTGGGATAATTCGTTCTGAACGTACGAGAGATGAAATCATGGCATTGGATTAGGAGGGAGAAGGAATGGCTTTAGATCGTTGGTTAACTGATGAGGAACGTGCAAGGGCAGCGGCTAATGGAATATGTAGAAAAACGCTTTACTATCGTGTTTATAGATCAGATAAATGGGATTTAGAGGAAGCACTAACAGCTCCACCAGGTACAGTTAGACATAGTTACGAAGGAAAACACCATAAATGGCTTCGGTTAGCTAGAAAGAATGGGATAAATCCAAATACGTTTCGCGACAGGGTAAAACGTAGGTGGAATCATTACGACGCGGCTACAAAACCAGCGAGAAAAAAGAAGGTGACAGGATAATGAAATACAAACCAGTACCAACAGACAAAGACTATGAAATTGCAGCGCATAACGGTATATCGAAGAATAATGTAGACCAACGTGTCAATAAATTGAATTGGTCGATTGAGGATGCGATTACAAAACCTATATTTGTTTCATTACGAAAGAAATATAAGGAATTCGTGGAGATGGCGGAACAAAACGGGATTTCATATCTAAACTTTAGAAAACGTGTAGTTGTTCACAAATGGAGTCCAGAAGAAGCAGCGATGACACCAATCCTTACTCATGAAGAAGTTGTAGAAAGGAATAACTCTAAAAAACGTATTATTCCTAAAGAAATCTATGCAAAATCTAGAAAAAACGGAATTTTAGACAGTACTTTGCAAACAAGAATACTCGTAATGAAGTGGGATATGAATGTAGCGGCTACGAGGCCAGTTAGGAAGAGAAAGAAGAAGCAAATCAGCTAGGAGGCAAGATGGATAGGAAACAAATATACATCGACATCTTATTACATAAAGGGATTTATAAGGAAGAAGATACTGGACGTCAGCTTTATGAAATGGATGAAAAAGAGTTATTCGAATTGATAAAAGGAGCGGATAGGAAATGAATTTCAAAGAATATCAAACAGCAGTTACAAGAACATTTGCAGCAGGAAGAACGTATGAACAAAACGCTACAAACTATGCTATGGGATTATGTGGCGAAGCTGGCGAAGTTACGGACCATATCAAGAAGGCGGTATATCATGGCCACAATTTAAATGAAGACGAGGTTGAGAAGGAATTAGGTGATGTACTTTGGTACTTGGCAGCATTAGCAGAAACTCACCATCTTGATTTAAACGAGATCGCAGAGAAGAACATTTATAAGTTAATGAAGCGATTCCCGAACGGATTTAGTGAGGAAGACAGTAAAAAACGTGTGGATATGAAGTAAGACTTATAGAAAAGTAGGTGAAAAAATGTTACGTAGTATCGGTTGGGCAGTATTAGGAACATGGGGTTGGCAATTAGTAAAAATGTGGTCCATCCCCTTTATTGTTGGATTATTTGTAGGTTGGTTTATATGGGCGTGATTTATTATAAAAGCGTTATTTGAATGGAAAATGGCAGGTAATTGACTAAGTTACCTGCCATGATCCTAAACAGTCCGGAGGAGTGAGCCCCGTTTCAAAAGAGTACCGCCGGTGGGAAGTCGGCTTACGTGTAGTATGTGTAATGCAAAAAAGAATATTCGTAAAGGGGAATGAGAAATATGAAAGATGTGAAAATCGAATACAACGAAAATAAAGCTAGAATTACTGTAGATGGTAAGGAAATTGCATTTGCTACTAATACGATCACAAAGAAAGTAGCAGAGCATTTATTAATAAATTTAGATCAAGCTGGAGCTATTAATCTAATCATTGAAAACTAAACAAAATCCTTATTTGAAAACAAGAAGCCCTAGAGTTAGGGCTCTAGGACTTCTTGTTTTGGTATTCTCACATGGTTTTTCAAAAAGAATAGAACATATTGAAGATAACATGTGAATGTTTCATAAATGTATCAAAAAAGTGAACAAAATTGCTATTGCAGAAGAAGCAGAAATGAAGTTACTAATACGTAAGTACGTGAAAGGTATTATTTTCAGTGGATAAAATGCGCATGGGACACCTAATCATTATTTTATCGGAGGAAAAGAATATGTTATGAACTTGGTTGAATGAAAAAATGAAAATTTTACTTTAAGCGAAGTTAATGAAATATATTTGGGGGGTTATATCAATGATTGTTATCTCGATGGACACTTTAACTTTATAAAAGTCCTAGAAGAAAAACACAACTATGAGGAATAGTAAGCTATAAAAGTGAACAAAATCATTATTTGAATGAAAAGACAACAAACGGAGGGGTTTGCTGTCTTGATAAAAAGGAATGGCACTAAGTATATATTACAGAGGTAACTGGTTAGTAAAAGTATATGCATTATATATATAAATATCACCAAACCAAGGTGAGGATTATTAAACAAAAACGCTATTTTAATCTCAAACAAAAGAGCAGCTAGCAAAAGCTAACTGCACGGTTCTCCAAGGGGGAACAAGGAGAAAATCTAATGTCATATACAGTATTAACGGAATATTGAGTTTTATTCAGGGGATTTACTAATTATGTAGGTTACATGAGAAGCCCTATTAACATCCAGGCTGCCCCGATTAGAATTAAAGTTTCAAATGTAATCCAAAATTTTCTTTTTTCTGGTTTTTGAAATTCTTTAATTACAGAGAATACGGCACTGATTCCTACAAGAGTGAAAAGAACAATTCGGATTGTATCAGTCATGTGTATCACCACCTAAGATTTGAATAGTTTAATTATATATTAATTACCATTTTGTAGAAACCTAATAAAATAATCCTTTGAATAGAAAGTGAGGTTAAGAGAATGGAAGGTAATGTAAAGCTATTAGGTGCAGACGGAATGTGTGGAATGGAGTTTAAAAGGAATAAGGTCAATGTTTATAACGATGAAGGATATGTAATGGAAAGCATGACAACAAGGGAACATGTTCAGGAAGTTATTGATTTTCTTGAAGAGTGTAAGAAAGAAATGGAGGAATAAAAATGGGACAAGGTAACCGCGGAATGGCTTTTGAAAAGCTTATCAATCTATCGAATGAAGTGTATCAAAGAGGGGGTGTGGCGCTTATAAACAAGCGTCCAACTCCTGTGAAGGTGTTAAAAAGTAAAGGTGGCCGTGTATTAAATGGATTCTATGAAGCTAAAAGTACAGTAGACTATGATGGCGTTTATAAAGGACGAGCTATTGCGTTTGAAGCGAAAACTACAGAGAATACAACACGATTTGATTTAAGTAAAATTGCACAGCATCAGCTGGATTACCTGGAGAAAGCAGAGAAGATGGGAGCAATTTGTTTCTTCCTTATTGAATTTAGCAAGGACAAGTCAGTATTTCTGGTACCACTATCAGTCATTCAAGCTTATGTAAGGATGTCGCAGCAGCCAAAAGGTAAGAAGTCGATACGAAGAGCAGACTTTGATATTTATGGATACCTGGTAGATCAGACGGAACGAGCACCAGTTGATTACTTACAATACATCGATGAATCAGGATTGATTCCAGGGGTGTTAGATGGAATGATTCAGTTAGATCAGGACCATGCAAGGATTGCTAGTAATATAGAAGCAGCGAAAGAGAAAATGAACAACAAGAAACGAACGTTATTAAATGCTTAATGGATAACGGAACAACGCGCAATAGTGTGGTGGGGGCTATGTTAATGCGTGATGTTCCCTTATTCAACAATGAGATATTAAAATTTCACGTACCTTATGTGATGTTAAAAACATAAATTCGAAATAGGGGGATTTACCATGACAAACATTTATCAAAACTTAGGAGAAGAAATTGAATTAATGGAGATTGAATTAAAGGACCTGAAGTTAGAACATAAATACCTGATTAAAAATATGCATATGAATGCGCCTAAGTTTAATGGAGTAACAGACTACAGCAAGGACCGTGTAACAGGAGGACAAATTCCATTGGCTTTAGATGAAATTGCAGGTCGTCATGATCGTATTATAGAGAAGTCAGAACGATTAAAACAACGTATTACTGATAAGAAGGTACTAATGGGGGAAGCACAGTTTGTTATGAGTAAAAAGAAAGGTTTGGAACAACAAATTATATATTTACGTGATGTAATGGGATTCAATTTAAAACAGGTTGCTAGTGAGCTAGGTTATAGCTATGACCATATTAGAAGAGTAAGCAGCAGAATGAAAAGAAGCCACAATCATGCCACAACGATGACACACTGTTCTTGATATTTAGGTGATACACTATTATTACTGAGAGGTAGCGGAAACTACTTTTAAGTTCTTGATTTCGAGATGGATTGTTTTACAAATGTGGTGATGGTTCGTTCGATTGGATGAACTGTATCGTTCTAAAAAATATAGGTCTAAACGAGCAGAGAGCTTCCGCTCTTTGTTTGAGCCAATACAGCTGAACATTCCCCTCAGTCTTGTGTATTGGTTCAAACAAGGGGGACGGAATAAACATATTCCCTCTGGATATAATCACGTTGCGTAAACGAAATTGGCGAAAATGACATTAAGTAGCCGACTCCACGGAGTATAAACGGGAAGATTCTTAGTCTTCTCCCAGTCACTGACACAGGGCGTGTAGCCATACTATTGATGCGGTGGCTGGGAGAAGGTTGAGAGTAATCAGCCTTGAAATGAAGAGATACTTATTGCCATTTGTTATCTCTCTTCCCCTTTAGGAGCTGTCACCTTTCGGTGATGGCTTTTTGTTTTGTAGGATATTCTTCTTTTCTGTCGAATAGATAGATTGGGAGAGGCGGGGAATAAGTAAATGAAAAAATTTATAATAAGCATAGAAGCAGTCGATGGTAAACAACACGAATTTGAAATTGAGCATAAAAAGACAGTAACAGTTGCTGCTATAGAAAATTCTATACAAGCAAGAGAAGCTAGATTCTTCAGATTTGGAGATCGTATGGTTAATTTGGACAATGTATTCTCGTTGGTGGTAAAAGAGAAGAAGGATTAAATACAAAAAAAGCATCCATAACGGGTGCTTTTTTCTTTGTTATATAGAAATTACACATTAAACCAGTAAAACTTTGAATGAGACAAGCATATACTAATAACTGAACACGACGTATTCATTCTTTATAATCGTATCGGACGAGCACCTTATAGGGCTCTTTTTTTATTGCACATAAGGAATTCCCAAACATACAATATCGAGTCAATGCCAACCAACTTATTCCTTTTCCGAGAGCTATATATATTCCGCTATAAAGCTCTTTTATGTTACGCCATTAGAACGGTCAGGGCATTGTCGTATATTTAATACTCAGAAGCTTAGGGCACTTTATAGTGTTCTTTTTTTATTGAACAAAATGGACATTAAATGAGGTTTATAACATGTATATCGGATTGACTGTTTTAGGCGCTGCCGTGATCGGTTTAGCGTCTTATTTGTTGTTAAGGAAAGATAAGGGGGAAATAAAGAAAGAGAGCTAATGCCCTCTTTTTCTTTTGATAGGGTAATTAATCACAGATTGGTATTCCAAGCACTCTTAGAGCTAATGCTACTTGAAGAGAAATCTCTAATCTAGCAATTTCGATACCAGCTACTGAAAGAACTAAAAAAGGTTGTCCATTTACAAACAAAACGCAACTATCCATGGTTACGCCTCCTTTCTAGTAATCTACTACAGTATATGAATCAAATGATAATATGTAATAGTTAAATCATTGGATTTAATAGAGTTAATAGATTAACCCATTTAAACAAAACAAATGAACACAACGAACGGAAATAGAGATAGTTAACAAAGTGAAGTTTATGCAGGAAATAACGGTGATTAGGTGCTGAAAATGGTGTTTTAAAGCCAATGTATAAAAGATATTGTAAACGGAAGTTCTCGAAAGTGCGACAAACGTTGATATGAAGGCATATTTCCCGAAAAACTTGTTTACATAAGATACATTATATCTAGTAAACTAGTATATTCATTCATTTCCCATGCATATAACAAAATTCCTAACAGTTTTTTTCAAAATAAGATTCTTTTGAGGTGATTTCATGCTGATCTATACAGTTGTGATGTGGGACTATGCTGATACGGATATTATGTTAGCTACCACAGACAGAGAGGAAGCGTTAAAAGAGTTTGAATCATGCGTTGCATTCTCTTTGCAGGTTTGGGAAAAAGGTGAAGTGTTAATTGAAATGATTAGTAACGAAGGTGAATATTTTGCGGATGGTGGATTAGAAAGATATCCGGAAAAAGGACAACAGTTATTTAATGAGATAGTAGAACAGTTACAGTAGCGAATTCGCTGCTTTTTTATTTTTAAAAAAAGAACCTGCAAACCTGCAGATTCTCCTGACAATGATTTATATAAGTGAGACTCGAAAATGAATTCAAGAGTGTTTGTTAATTCAATCTGTTCTATAATCATTGTTTCTAATTTTCTTTTTTATATCTAAAAATCCTATAAGCATAATTGTTATCAATACTAATTTAGTCCAATGAAATTCTTGATGGGACATTAGTCCATAGAAGAATTCACAAGCGTATATTAGCCCAATGATCGGAAAGAACCAAAGAAAAAACCTTAAATCTCTTAAAGTGAATTTATAATTATTAATCTTTTTCCACATATGTATCAGCTCCTATTGTTCTGGTGTTCTGTAGTTTTTCTTGATGATATCTCGCATGTTTAAGGTAAAGAATATAAGGAAAATCAAGGCTATGATGCCGTTAACCCAGTAGTATGTATGTCCCGTTGTGAATCCAGTATAGAAAGAAAGTGAATTCCAAATTAAAAGGATTGTTGAACAGATAGTAGAGGTTAATAATGAACCAAAACTTCTCATGATTGTCACCTCGATTCAAAATGTTAGAACTTATTTACAATTTTACATTTAAATAATTAGATTTACAATGATAGGATGTATTAAAACCATTTAAAGGGATTACCATGAAGAGGAGTTAGATAAATGAAACTAACTGAACTAACTAAACAAGAACAGATGGTTGTTATCGGCAATTTAATAAATAATGTTATTGGTGTGGAGTTAGTAAAACAACGCATTGATGATCAGAAGTTAGAAAAAGCTATATCAATGCACAACGAAATGAACGATGACATGACGCCAAAGCAAACGCGAGAGGCGTTTATTAGTGTGTTAGATAAAACAATTGATGAGTTTTTAAAAGCCGATGGATAAAAGTTAGACAAATTACTTCCTATTATATAGAAGGTGGTGGGTGATATGAAGTGAAACAAAAACACGAGTTAGCTCAAGAAGATTACATGCAAGGAATGAAGTACAAAGATATAGCTGAGAAACATGAGGTCAGTGTAAACACCGTAAAGTCATGGAAGACCAGGTACAAATGGGACAGAAAAGGTGTGCACACAAAAGATGAAAAAGTACGCACACAAAAAAAGACAGGTGCACCCATTAATAATAAGAATGCTGTAGGAAACTCTGGTAATAGAAATCCTAAATGGGGTAATAAGAATGCTGTGGGTCATGGTGCTCCAAAAGGGAACCATAACGCTATGACGCATGGATTATATGCAACTGTCGTTTATGAGCACTTATCTGATGAAGATAGAGTGCTATTTGATTTGTCTCAGGATATAGAAGGGCAAGAACAAGAGTTACAAGTAGCTCGTTTTAAGTTAGCCAAACTAATACAAGATCAGAAGGAACACAGATTAAAAGGTATGGCGGTATCGGGTGACGGCGCTTATTCCTATACATTAAGAGATGACTTTTACACAGATGCTATTAACAAAGCGCTTGATATGATTTCCAAAATTGAAACTCGTATCGATAAATCAAAATTAGAGCGTGAAAAGTTGCAAGCACAGTTAAGTAAAATGAGGGCAGAAACAGAGTTTATAGAAGAAAGAATTAAACTGCTGAAAGGTCAAAAGAAAGATACTTCATTACTCGATGCATTAATAGAGGGGCGTAAACAATATGAGCAAAACAGCGATTAAGTTTTCGCCTAAACAGTTAGAAGTTATCTATCGGCCATATAACTACACATTTGATGTGCTAGAAGGAACGCCCAGATCAGGGAAGACAACAGCGGGGCACTTTCGCTATGCTGATTATTTAACTTGGACAAGGGATACAAACCATTTAATCACTGCATATAACCAGGAGCAAGCATATCGCTTATTTATCGATGGCGATGGCACTGGGTTACAGCATATCTTTGGTAATCTTGCTGAGATTAAGCACGATGAGCACGGCTCACACCTTTCAGTACACACGCCTAATGGAGTTAAGAAAATCTATTATAAGGGCGGGGGAAAAAGTAACAGTGTCGGCGCTATAACGGGTATGTCGCTGGGTAGTGTAGTGTTTTGTGAAATTAATCTGCTTAATATGGGAATGATTCAAGAGTGTTTTCGTCGTACATTCGCCGCTCAAGATCGTTACCATTTAGCGGACTTGAACCCACCTGCTCCACATCACCCAGTTATTTCAGAAGTATTCGATGTACAGAATACACGTTGGACTCACTGGACGATACAGGATAATCCGATTATTACCGAGGTACGTAAGCAAGAGATATATGACATACTCTCAAAGAATCCTTATTTATTAGAACGAGATTGGTACGGTAAACGCGTAATGCCGCAGGGTGTTATTTACAGTATGTTCGATATGAATAAAAACGTTGAACACGCTGTACTAGGAGAACGTTTTGAAATGTTCTTTTCTGCAGATGGCGGCCAATCGGATATGACGTCATGTAGCTGTAATATAGTAACGCGATTCAAAGATAAGTTTAGACTTATGCGAGTCGCTAACTACTGTCATAGCGGAGCGGAAACGGGACAAGTTAAAGCGATGTCCATATATGCAAAAGAAATAAAGATGTTTATAGAATGGTGCGTTAAACGTTATGAAATGCGCTATACAGAAGTATTTGTCGATCCTGCGTGTAAGTCTTTAAGAGAAGAACTTCATTTACTAGGGATCAATACAACGGGAGCAGATAACAACGCTCACGATGTAAAAGGATCTACAAAAGGGATTGAAGTCGGCATTGAGAGACTTCAAAACTTAATGACAAATGAACAGTTTTATATCGTTGAAAATGACGAGTACGATCATTATCACTTCTTAAAAGAAATTGGTATGTACGTAAGACAAGATAACGGTACTCCGATTGATAATTATAACCATCAACTCGACGAATGCCGTTACAGTACAAATTACTTCTATAACAACTATGTAAAATAAGGCGGTGATAACGTGTTTAAAAGTATCGCCAATGCGGTTAGGAGGCTTTTAAATAAAATGGGACTATTAAAAGGAATTAAAAAAGTCACTGACAATAGAAAAATCACCATCGACGAGGAGTCGTACAAGCAAATAGATATATGGAAGGCTATCTATAGCGGTCATTTCGCTGAATGGCATAACTTGAAATACCAAACGATTGAAGGTCAGAAGCAACGTAAAATGGCATCGCTCAATATGGCTAAAGTCATTACACAAGAGATGTCTTCTCTTATCTTCAATGAGAAATGCTCTATTAATATCTCTGACGAACAGTTATTTAAAGAGATTAAGAATGTTTTAGATGACAATAACTTCAATAGAGAGTTCCAAAAGTACCTTGAATACATGTTATCGCTTGGTGGCATGGTTATCAAAGTGTATCACGACGGCGATATTAAGTTATCATTCGTTACTGCTGATTGTTTCGTACCTGTGTCATGGGATAACAGTAAAGTAACAGAGGGTGTATTTATTAACGAGTCTACAAAGGCAGGTAAATACTACACGCTTTTAGAATGGCATTTACTCGAACATGACGAAGAAGGACAGAAGCAGCATGTAATTAAAAACGAACTGTATGTAAGCCGTAATAAAGGTGAATTAGGCGTTAAAACAGAGTTAAAAGAACTGTATGAGAACTTAGAAGATGAGGTTAGGATAAATGACTTATTCCGTCCTACATTCGTATACTTCAGACCGAATACAGCGAATAATCTTGATTTATATTCTCCACTTGGCATCTCGATGTATGCGAACTCACTTGATGTATTGAGATCTCTTGATATTGCATTCGATAGTTTCCAAAGGGAATTCGTATTAGGAAAGAAACGTATTATTGTCCCTGCTTCTGCTATCAAACACGTTGTTGATCCTATTTCCGGGATGTCGCATCGTTACTTTGATTCTACCGATGAGGTATACGAGGCAATGAAGCTTGAAGGTGATCAGCGTATCCAAGATATTTCGGTAGAATTGAGAGTGGAAGAGCATACAGCTGCTATTAACGCTCTATTAAATTACTTGGCAATGCAAACTGGATTCTCTGCCGGGGCATTTAGTTTTGATGGTCAGGGAGTTAAAACAGCAACAGAGGTTGTGAGTGAGAACTCTAAAACATTCAAAACGAAGCAGTCGCATGAAACGATTTTAGAGGATTGTATCCGGGACTTAGTAGATGTCATCGTTGATATCGCTGCTTTATACAGCGAGTTCGACACTACTGAAGACTACGAAGTAACAGTGACGTTTGACGACTCTATTGCAGAGGACCAAACAGCAGAGATCAATAAGCAAGTTACGCTTGTTATGAATGGATTAACGACTAAAAAGTTAGCAATCATGAAGATACATGGTGTTTCTGAAGAAGAAGCGAAGAAAATTGTAGAAGAAATTCAAAATGAGAATAAGATGGTTATGCCTGAAGGAGTAGATTTCTTCGGCATGAACAATAAACAACAGAATAATAGTTCAGGAGATGAAGGGTAATGGCACTCCCTCCTGAGAAGTTACAGCAACTCTCTATATTTGTAGTGGATATCTACAATGCAATCGAAGAAGAGTTGCTTTTAAATATGGCCAGAATTCTCAAGTACGATAGGGAATTGCTATTAACTGCTGAGGATTTTACAGAATACCAACATTGGCGCATAGTTCAGCTAAATAAGTTGGGTAAGTTGAATCAACAACAAATGAATACAATCTCCCGTCATAGCGGTAAAACGGCTGAAGAAGTGCGGAAGATGCTAGAAGGTGCTGGTTTTACTGCGATAGAACAACACGAGCCGTTATATCAGCAAGCAGTACAAGCAGGTAGTTTAGTTTCTGCTCCTGCGATGCATACGAGCGCCGCTCTAATCGGCACTCTTAACGCTTATGAGCAACAGGCATTAGATACGCTGAACCTTGTAAATACAACCATGTTGAAGCAGTCACAACAGGTTTATCTAGATGTTTTAAATAAGACGGTAGGTAAACTACTGGGCGGTGTCATAACGCCACAACAGGCATTAAGACAGACCGTTTCTGAGTGGTCGCAGCGAGGAATCCCTGCTCTGATTGATAAAGCGGGGAGAAGATGGGGAGTAGAAGGATACGTTAGTATGTGCGCTCGGTCTACAAGTCAAAACGTAGCTAATGGTATGCAAGACGAAAGAATGCGGGAGTACAAAGTAGACCTATGCGAAGTATCCAGTTACCCAGGAGCACGACCGAAATGCTTTGAAGATCAAGGTAAGATTTACAGTTTGAGTGGCAAACATCCTAAGTACAAGCCTTTAAGTAGTACAAGCTATGGTGAACCTGATGGGCTATTCGGTATAAATTGCTCACATATTCGTTATCCATACATTGAGGGGTTATCTACTCAAAGGTATTTCCCACATGAGGATATAGAAGAGAATCGCAGGATTTACAAGCAAAGCCAACAGCAGCGAGCGTTAGAACGTCAGATTAGAAAAGCGAAAAGAGAAGTAAAGGTTATGGAAGCGTTAGGCGATACAGAAGGCGTGAAAGCAGCGAAAACCAAGGTATCACAACACCAAGCAGCTATGAGAGGGTTCATCAAAGAAACAGGTCGTAAACGTCAGCAGAATCGAGAACAAATAGAACCATTAAGCAATAATGAAAAAGAACAATTGAACAATTTTAATAATGGTTTAGGAAATGTGAATAAAGAAGTTAAGATTCCACCGTCTACATTAAAGCATTCTGGCGTGGGAGATTTTACTAATCCTAAAAATCCGAAAAAAGAAAAGATCGGCAACATGAGAGGTGGAGGGCATGGTCAATCTAATATTGAACTATTAAAGGACCATGTAATTGAGTACAATATAGTTGAGGTACTACCTAATGGTGTAAGACTGGGAAATATCCCTAGCCATAAAGAGAAGCCAAAGAAAACAGGAAAAGAACAATCATGGTTTCCTGAATCATGGACTGATCGAGACATCAATGAGGCAGCGGCATATGTTGCTAATCTGCAAGATAAAAATAAATATCTTCTTGAAGAGACTCCATACATTATAAGAAAGTACGCTAATTATAATGGTGTTACAATCGCTATTGTGTATGATAAAAAGAGACACTCAGTAACTACTATATTCCCTGATGGAATACAAAGATTGTTAGGAGGTGGATGATATGGATTGGTCCAGATCTAAAGAAATCCTTTCTAATCGAATCGAAATAGCTGACCATGGTGCTGGAATGAGCCCGCTTGATGAATGGTGGGAAGAGATGCCTCAAATTCTTTCTAAAGACCAAAGTGAAACAGAGAAATTCCTCGAAGAAAGATCAACCAAAGAACTATATTTTTTGAGTGAACTATTTGAGGATATAGCTTATGGATTTAAAACAGATTCTTTTATAGGGTTCCTGAAAGAACTACACTTGAAACATCCAGATGCAGAAATGGAAGAACAAATTAAAGAAGCAGAAGAAGTTATTTGAAAACGCACTTACTAAGTAAAAATAGTAAGTGCGTTTTATTTTGTCGGTTTATTCGTAGTCGACGCTATAAACAAAACGAAAGGACAAGTATTTAATCCGAAAGGAAGGATATATATGGCGTTACAGAAAGAAACAGGTTATCAAGGACCTTTTAAACTTGAAGGATCATTACGATTAGATTTGCAATTCTTTGCTGAGGATGGAGATAGTGGAGAAGGAACCACAACACCAGCTGCACCGTCACAACAAGAAGGTGATAATGTTGGAAATCTAGAACCAACAGCAACACAGGAACCTCCTAAAACATTCTCGCAAGAAGATGTAAACAATATTGCATCAAAAGAAGCGAAGAGAGCACAGGAAAAGTTGTTAAAACAGCTTGGTGTTGAGGATTTCAACAGCGCAAAAGATGGACTTGTAAAATTTCGAGAATATCAAGATTCTCAAAAAACGGAGCAAGAGAAGTTAAATGAGCAGTTAACAACATATCAAAATCAAGTGAAAGAAAGCGAGAATGCTATTTTTTCTCTGCAAGCAGAAAATGCTGCGATTAAATCAGGAATTACAGAAGAAAAGAATTTAAATGCAGTTATTACTCTAGCAAAAACAAAGGTTGGTGATGATGTAGACATTACAAAAGCTATCGAAATGGTCGTTGAAGAGTTTCCTCACTTTAAAGGTGTAGTGGAAGAACCACCGGTGCCAGGAAAGCCGAAGCCTCAGTTTTCGAATGGTCAACACCAGCAACAAACGTTGACGGAATCTGATAAATGGAAAGCTGCTTTTGCACAATACTAAAATTTAAATAATAGGAGTGATTTATTACATGGCTACATTAAATTATGCTACGCAATACCAAGAAGCACTGGTTCAAAAATTCACGAAAGGGGCATCTTTTGGAGCGTTATACAATACACCGAATAACAACATTATCAAATGGACTGGCCCTAAAACGATTCAAATTCCAAGCATCAAAGTCGGCGGTTATACTGACGTTGATCGCAATGTTGTCGGTGGGTACACTCGTCGCGTTGATAACTCTTTTGAGCCTAAGACATTAGGGCATGACCGTGAATTCAAAACGTTAGTAGATCCACAAGATATCGATGAAACGAATATGGCTATTTCTATCGCTAATATTACACGCGTATTCGTGAACGAAGAGTCAATCCCAGAGCATGACAAATACATGGCGTCTAAACTGTACTCTGAATTCACTGGATTCGGTAAAACAGCAGATGCTACTGCTCTTACAGCTGCTAATGTTCTAAGTGTGTTTGATCAGTTCATGTTAGAAATGGACGAAGCTGAAGTTCCACAAGAAGGACGTATCCTTTATGTAACTCCTGCTGTTAAAAAGTTGCTAAAAGAAGCAGAGCAAATTCAACGTACACTTGACATAAAAGGTACTGGTGAAAATGCAATCAATCGTAACGTTTACTCTTTAGATGATGTAACGATTGTAACTGTACCTTCATCTCGTATGAAAACAGCTTACAACTTTACTAGTGGAGCTGTAGCTGATGCAGCTGCAAAACAAATCAACATGCTTTTAATTCACCCATTAGCAGTTGTGGCTCCACAAAAATATGAGTTTGTTGACTTAGATACACCTAGTGCGTCAACTGGCGGTAAATACCTTTACTATGAGCGCAAATACTGGGATGTATTCTTACTACAAGCAAAAGCTGCTGGTGTAAAATTCAATATTACTGCATAAGAGAGGCTTTTATAGCTTCTCTTTTTTATATCACCATATAAGAGAGAGGGATGTTGTAAATGAGTAACGTTGTAAAAGTAAAAAAATTAAATAAAACACTGCATATTGATGAGGGGCGTCTAGATAGCTACTTGTTAGATGGCTACGACCAAATCGAAGAAGATGGCACGATTATCACTCGCGCTACAGGCGGACGAAATGTTTCGTTGGCTGAATTCAATGGTGTCTTAGCCGAAAAGGATGAATTAGTAGTCGAAAACGAAAAGCTAAAATCCGAAAATAGCAAACTAAAAGCTGAAAACTCTAAACTGAAGAAGAGTGAACCAGCAGAGAAGTAGGTGATTACATGTCTTATATAGATGTTGATTACTACCGTAACGATTATGAAGGAACTCCGGTAGATGATGATGAGATGTTAAAACGCATGATCAAGAGAGCTTCTGATGTAATCGATCAAATAACGGGTTATAAATTGCAGTTGAGCGGCGTTAGTTTCGATGTTTTAGCGCCGTTTATTAAAGAGCAGGTAAAGAAAGCAACTGCTGCTCAAACGGAGTATATCGCTTTATATGGCGAAACCTCTTCTAATACTATGATCGATACACCTGTTATGCAGGTTGGTAAATTTCGTTATGGATTATTGCGAGGTGGTAAGTCTGAAGGAGGCGGCATTGACGCCCGGTTTGCACAAGGCGCAATCTCTGCTCTGGTTCCTACAGGATTACTTTATGCGGGGGGGACAGTAAATGATTAATGTTATTCCTATTCCATTGCATATGCTCATCCATACAGTTGAGTATCACGAATATATTGAAGACGGCGACATTTGGGGAGGCTCATCCGCTTCCTACAAACCATCCGTCATAATCAAAAGAGTGCGAGTGCAACCTAATGAAAAGGTGTATAACGCAACTACTGGAGATAGTGTGACGTTTCAGTCGATATTATTCCATGACTCTATTAACTCGGAATTTCCTAATCAGATTTTCAAAGAGAAGTCGAAAATCGTGTGGAACGGAAAGGAAATGTACATTAAAGAAGTTGAGCCGCTTTATACTACAAATCCTAACAGACCGCACCACACGGAAATATACCTTCAATGATTAGGGTTAACGTTAGAGTTGACACTTGTCAAATTGAATCAAAGGTTATGGAGGCTACACAAAAGGCTCAATTCGCATTAGATGAACAAGTGCTGAAGGATAGCAATTACTATATACCAAAAGATACTGGTGAATTGGAACGTTCTGGCATTCGATTTAGCAGGCCGGGAGAAGGTCATATTGAATGGAATACTCCCTATGCACGGAGGATTTTTTATGGTGTTAACTTTAACTTTTCCAAAGACAGTAACCCTAATGCGAGGGCGCTGTTCTTCGAAGAGGCTAAGGCGCGCAATGTAAGAGATTGGGCTAGATTAGTAGAGCAAACAATGAAAGATAATCTGTAGGTGATCACATGAAATGGCTTATTGAGAGTGTGATTAAGCATTTAAATACACTGCCACAAAGTGTTATATTCGCTCGTATCAAAGCAAACAACCTTGACGTCGGCACAGATGGTAAGCCGCGCAAGAGTATAGCCGTACGGATTATTCCATCCGTTCCGGGTGAACAGTACTTTGACGGCGAGACAATCCGTAAACAGTTTCAAATACTCGTTAAAAGCGAGAACGAATTAGAAGCAATGGAAAGTATAGATGCAATCGCAGAGGCTCTTCATAACTCTCACAGACGCACTTTTTACAGTATAGATAGTTCTTATACTCTGATTAGTCTAGTGAAGTATGTAGAGCCTAATTTCGTTGATAGAAACGCTGCTAACGAGTCTATATTTACAACGCTATTCACTACCGAACTAGTAAAGGGAGGATAACTTAATGTCATTCTTATTAAACCACGGGTACAAATTTAAAATTAATACAGCAGCTACAGGTACAAAGAAACTGGAACCTATCGCAAAAGGTATTACATCTGTAGATCCGGATAACAACGAAGAATCAGAAGAAGCGTATTACTTTGATGGCGGTGGCGCTGCTGAACGTGATATTACAGGCTTCATGTTAGCGTACAGCTTTGAAGGACATCGTTTCTATGGAGATGCAGCACAAGATTTCATCTTCAGCAAGCTGAATAAAGTCGGACCGGAACGTAAAGTAGACTTTGAGGTAACAGAGCCTAACGGTGACAAGTGGGAAGGTAGAGGAACGTTATCTGAGATCAAAGCACCAGGTGGAGATGCGAACAGTAAAGGTGAAATTGAATTCACGATTTCATTCGATGGTATTCCGACATTCACTAAAGCAGGTGCGCCAGTAACCCCTTAATATATAGAGTCGCCTCATGCGGCTCTTTTTCTTTTAAAATACGAAATTACAAAAATATAAAAATGGAGAGTGGATTAATATGTCACAAGTATTTCAATTTAATTTCGAAAAAACGTATAAAGAGGTAGACGTAGCAGGTAATTTGTTCAAAGTAGAATTCAATGATGATGCGTTAAACCGTTATCAAAAATCTTTAAAACGCTTCAAGGCATCTACAGAAGAACTACAAAAAGCGGCTACTGATTACGAAAAAGCTACTGATGCAGAAATTGACGCGTTATCAGAAATACAAAAAGAAATCACAAAAGATGTTGTAGATACATTTTTAGGTGATGGCGCTTTCGAAGAATTATATGATATCGCAGGACGTTCCGTAGCGAATCTTTTAAGCCTTGTTCATTACTTAAACGATTTATACGCAGAGGAAACGTTAAAAAAATCAGAGCAATCGCAGTCAAAATACCTAGCTAACCTTAAAAAGTAAGGTGATCCAGGATGTTCAAACTAACCGATAGAAATAGATATATATATCATTGGGCAGGGGTAGACATAGAGCTAAACTTGTCCTTTGATAATGTCTTGAAAATTATGGAGTTATTTGACGATGACACGATTAGCAATAGAGTGAAGCCTAACATCGCTTTGATGATGCTTATCGTTGATCATTCGTTATTAGCTCAACTTAATATGCAAGGTAAAGAGAACCTTGTTATAGATGTGTTTAAAGATAAATTGAATATTGATTTAACAGCAGATAAGAAAGCCGGAGAAATGACGGAATCGCTAGGGAATCTGCTCGACGAAGAGGCTCCTGATGTCCCTGTCGTTAATTTTACGATAGATGCAGATATGATATTTGCGTCTTTTTTATTTGACTACAATATCAATTTATTTGAACAACAAGGAAAACTCCAATGGGATGAGTTCTTAGCTTTATTCAACAACCTGTCTGAAAAGGCACCGATGCGTACAGCGATACACTATCGAACATGTGAAATTCCTAAAAAGGACAAGCACAACGGCGAAGAACGTAAGCAAATCAAGAAAATGAAAGAGCGATACGAATTACCTGAGGCTAAAGTCATTAGAGAGCGAATGGAGTATAAAGAATTCCAAAAAAGATTGGAATTGCAAAAGAGGCAGGTGGCTTCATATGGCTGATGGTCGCGTTAATATAGATACCAGGATCGAAACGGGTAACGTCAGAAATGATGTGCAACGTGTTAATACTGAATTAGGTCGTATCGGAAATAATATGGGTCGAACAGCTCAAGGGATGCGCAATGAAATGGGCCGGGGAATGCAAGGTATGGTAGGCGACTCGGAATATTACGCAAGGCAATATCGCCGGGCTTACGGAAACGAAATCGGCGGTCTTATGGGTGATATTGGCGGATCCTACCGTTATATGTCGTCTGAAGCTAGAGGCATGATGATGGAAATGCAACAAGGATTCCACGCTCAAAGGATGGCAATGCTTCCCTTTAAAGAAGATCAAATCAAAGCGACGTACGGGTTTTATCAAATGGCTCAAGGTTCTAAGGATTTTCAAGGGACGAATCAAGCGTTTATTGGTCAAGCTAACGAGATAGGGAAAGCAATGAAAGCCTCGCAAGACGCTCAGATAAACGGAAATAGGCTCGCTATGATGGGTATGCTTCAAACCATTGGCGCTATGAATGCAATGTCTTCTGCTGCATCTAAAACAACAAAAAACCTGGACGCAATGAAGAATCCACTATACAACACAGCAAGACCTGCATTAGCTTTAGTTGATAGCTTGGATCGGGTAGCTCGTAGTGGTTCCGCTGCACAGATCGCTCTAGAGTTACATGGACCGCAAGCAAGTATGAAAACCCTAACGGATGAAACAATGCGTTTGAATACAATTCTTATGGGATTGCCTTTTTTAGCTATTGGTGTAGGTGCAAGTATGATGTTCATGTATGGCGGCTTGCATAAAGCTAATATGGAAATGGACCCGAAATATGCTGAAACATTTAAAAACATGCTAGAAAAGATTACCGAGGCACTTAAGCCGATGAGGGACGCGTTTACCGCTGTCATGGTCCCTATATATAAATTCATTACGAAACTAGCTGAATTAACGATATCATTCAATCAGGCACACCCGGTAATGGCTAGATTTATACAAGGTACGATCATGTTAGTACCTGCATTAATGGCGCTTTTATTCCCTCTAGCTCTCGGCGTCGGATACTTTAAAGGATTGAGAGCGATTTTATTCGCTTTACGGCCGATAATCATGCCTGTTGCGACTGCGTTCGCTTCATTGTCAGCTCCTGTATGGATAACGGCGGCAGCTATAGCCGGATTGACGGTAGGACTAACCCACTTCTATAAAACGAACGAAAAATTCAAAGCATTCGTAGATGGATCCGTTAAAGCGGTTGTTAACTTCAGTAAAGCTTTATACCAAAACGGAGTAGATCTTGTAAAAGCCGCTTATAATTCTGATTTAGTACAGAATAGCATTAAATCTATGCAAACAGCACTTACTACAGCAGGAACAAAAACAATGGAGTTTGGTTCTAACGTATTGAGTTTAGGTAAGTATCTAGCGTTCGCAGCTATAGACGGAGATCATTTCAATGATTGGGTTACGCATCTTCCGGACTCCTGGCAAAATGCTGCAATGGCTATGGGTCAATCTATAGTTAATATGAGAACTAACATGATTTCTCTATTCGGCACTACGATGCAATTAGGGAAAGACTTGATGCAGCTAGGTAGTTATTTAACGAACGTTGCGCTAACAGGCAATATCTTCTCTGATGCATTAAACGCTTTGCCACCAAGTGTGCAAGGATTAGCGAGTTCGTTCGCTCCAGCGATGTTGGCAGTTAACTCATTCGGACAATCTATCGTAGCTTTAGGGAAGTATTTGTTCTTTGCTGCTTTAGATGGCGATGCCATGAATGATTGGATCACACATCTACCTGCAAGTTGGCAAGGGGCAGCGGAAGCGGTTGGGACTTTCATAGTATCTATGACAACATCATTTTCACAGCTATTCGGGCCGTTAAATCAGATAGGTTATGCATTCTTGAATCTCGGTAGATATTTATTATCTGTTGTTTCGACTGGAAGTCTTATGAATGGGTGGTTAAATTTAATGCCTGTCGGATTCCAAACAGCGGGAGTATTTATAGGTAATGCGATTTTAACAATTAAAACAGCAATTTCTAGTTTAGTAGAGGCTATTCGTTTAGCAATGGGTGGAGATACTTCCCAACTAGGACAGATATTCACAACAATTCTTCCTACATTGATTACCATATTGATTGGTGGTTTACCAGGATTGCTACTTACTGCATTGAGATTCCTACCTACGATTGTAGAAGGTATCAATCAGATGCTCCCTGGTTTCTTAGAAACAGCAGGATCTATCATTCTACGTTTCATTGAGACAATTGTAGGAATGATCCCTACAATATTACAGGTTGGTATTGATATCATAAGTACAATCATTACAGGTATCACGACTTCACTCCCTATAATTGTACAAGCAGCTATAGATATTATTGTGAATACATCTAATGCGTTCTTCTCTGCTGTAACTGCAGTTGCTCCTTCATTGATAAACGCAGGACTTGACATGATACTAAAAATACAAAAAGGTTTAACTGATAACCTTCCTAAGATATTAGAGATGGGACTTACTATTATCGAGAATCTTCTGACAGGTATCAGCAACATGTTACCAAAGATAATTGAATCAGGCGTTACAATTATTACTAAGCTTTTAGAAGGTATTGTACAGCGTTTCCCTCAATGGATACAGAATGTTTTTGATATGATGAATAAGTTTTTAGATTCTATCATCAAACATCTTCCTACTATCCTGCAGACAGGTATTGATATCCTTATGAAACTTATTGACGGTATCGTTAAAGTCCTTCCTAGATTGTTAGACGCAGGTCTTAAAATGATTATCCAATTAGCAAAAGGATTAGTGGATAATTTCCCTACGATCCTAGAAAAAGGTATTCAAATAGTAGAGTCTATTATTAGAGGTATCATACGAGCACTTCCTGGTCTTCTAAAGAAAGCATGGGAACTAACATGGGAGTTCATTAAAGTAATTGTAGCTAACTTGCCACAAATCCTAGAGACAGGTGTTAAGTTACTTATCGCTTTAATTAATGGTATCGTGAAGACTGTAGGTCGTTTATCCTCTACGATTATCACTGAAGTTATTGGAGCTATCCTTAAATGCTTCAGTAACGCAGGTACAATGCTTAAAGACATCGGCAAAGACATCATCCAAGGTCTGATTAACGGTATTTCCGGAATGGTCGGGAAAGCTGTATCTGCTGTTAAAAGTGTAGCAAGTAATATTAAAGATGGGATTGCCGACTTCTTCGATATTCACTCACCATCACGTGTAACATACGCTCTAGGGGAATTCGTAACAGAAGGTATTGCTAACGGTGTTGTAGGCATGACTAAATATGCCGTTAAAAAGGCCCGTACACTTGCGGAATCTGTAATGGATGGGTTTGCAGCGTTGAAAGAAGATATCGTTATGGGTGACTTCATAGAAGGGAATCACGTTAGCGATTCATTACAAAGTCAATTCTCTAATTCTAAGAAATTCATCAACGATTTAATAGATACAGCGCCAAGAATCCCTGTTTCTCAACAACCGATCCCAGTTAAACAAGAACAAGCGCGAAACAACAACATAGTTAGCGAAGCGCAGCGAAATCAACCTACTTATTTAGTAATGGATAGCACGGTTGTCGGCGAAGTGTTAGCAAAACCTGTTGAAAATACAAATAACAGACGTAAACAGCGTTTAGCGCAATTTACGCCAAATGTAACACCTTCACTTTAATTAGTGAGGGTGTTTTTTATTACCTGAAAGGAGTGCTGCATATGGCAGGAAGCTTTACTTTTAATGGTGTACGAAAGAATTATCTCTTTGTTTTATTGGGTTTTAGCCGTCCTGCATGGGCGCCAATTGAAAGGGATATTTTAAAAGTACCTGCAAAAGCAGGAGGGTATTTACTACAAACAAATACGGACGTAAGGACCATTAAAGTTCCTGTTGTTCTCAAGTCTTCTGCTGCTACCATGCAAAAAACAAAAGAAGATTTAGCGAATTGGCTTGTGACGGATAATCCTTGTGAATTAATCTTTGATGATGAACCTAATCGTACTTATATGGCTGTTATTGACGGTGAGGATTCACTTGAAGAGTTAATTTTCAGAGGTAAAGGCGAATTAATTTTCATTTGCCCGAACCCTTATAAATTAGGTGCGGTACAAACAAAACAATTTCAAAACAACGTAGATGGAAATTTACAAGCGGATATTAATAATCCAGGAAGCGTCGAGTCGAATCCTGTTATCGATATTACAGTAGGTGCTCAGAGTCCTTTCTTAGACGTTTGGAACGGTGACGATTATTTCAGATTAGGTTACCCTACCGCAGTTAAAACGAAGGTTGTAAAGCAAGATGAACGTTTGATTTGGGACGAAATGACTAATTTAACCATTTGGGAAGCGATAACTGGAAAAATAGGAATTTATAAAAGTTCAGGGGCTATGAAAGTTTGGCAAGGATACGCTTTTACACCTAATTCGTATGGAACGGGAGCGAATGATGAGTGGCATGGTCCATTTATGAAGAGAACAATTCCTAATACAAGTGGAGTTATTCAAGATTTTAAACTTGATGTACAAATGAATTTTCAGTCTGAACACTGGAACAGAATGGGCAAAACGGTCGTAATGCTTTTAGATGCTAATGACAATGTAATAGTTGAATTAGCAATGGCTGATGAATATATGAGTCATGAAATGACAACAGCACAAGCAATTATCGATCCAGGAAGTTCTAGAAAGTGGATTGCTGACGAGATGGGCATGTACTCTGATACATTTAACGACTTTAGAGGACACGTTTCAGTAGCTCGCAGGGGGAAAGAATGGAGCTTCTATTTTGCTAAATATCGTAAGAACACTGAAATAGATGATGCTAGTTTTGTTCGTACATGGCGAGACAATTCTGACAGTAACCCTATGACAGCTAGACCAGTAGCTAAAATAGCTGTAGGGTGTATTGCTTATGGTACAAATCCGCCAGTTGATGTCGCGTTTATTGAAGATGTTAAGTTTTGGAAAATTAATACTTTGAATGTTGACGAAACTCCTTATATTTTTGATGTAGGGGACAAAATCAGAATTGATACCGAAAGGTCATTGGTAACAATTAACGGGAAAAACGTAATTGGCTTAAAAGATATATTCAGTCGATTCCCTTCAGTAAAGCGAGGTGCAAACGCAATTATTGTACGTCCTTACAATGTAGGATTGGCACAAATAACGTACAGGGAGATGTACAAATAATGAGAGAAATCAGCGGAGATTTACACATTGTAGACTATAAAACAAAAATGGTCATTGCATCTTTAAAACCTGAAGACTATATCGAGGATTTAAGGCATTGGGAATTAAAAGATAATGCCGACATCTTGGATATCAAACTATTAGACGAATCTCCTTTCCTGATTTATTTTCAACAAAAGAATTTGATCCTAAAAGAGACGCTTCCAGGCGTTATAACTCCTTATGTTATCACGGAGATTGCTAAGGATTCAGCAGCACATACAGCCACTGTTTACGCGTCAGGAGAATGGATTAAATTAGATAAGGACGCCTATATAACTCCGCAAAAGATTACTAGCAAAGACGCTGCATATTATATGAATTTTGCAACGGCTCGTACTATTTGGGAAGTAGGTGTCATTGAGGCTGTCGGAACAAGAACAATGACTATCGACACTTTCATAAGTCCCCTGCGATTCATTAAAGAAGTAGCTACATTATTCGATAACGTAGAAATCCAGTACCGCATTGTTATGAATCATACAAAGCCGCCGACGAGATACATCGACCTTGTTAAAAAACGTGGTAGAGAAACAGATAAAGAAATCATACTAGGCAAAGATTTATTAGGAATCAAACGTATCGAGAATTCAGAAAATATCATTACTGCATTAGTGCCATTTGTTATGGGTAGAGATGCAGACGGAAACGATAAGTTGATCACGATTGAATCTGTAAATAACGGATTACAATACATTGTAGATGAAGCGGCGTATCAACGTTGGAATGTGGACGGGAAGCATTTATTTGGTTTCTATACACCGGAGACGGACAATGAAGATATGGCGCCTGCGAGATTGCTAACGCTAGCGAAAACAGAGTTGAAGAAACGCGTTGATACAATCGTTAGTTATGAAGTGGATTCTGTTGATATTTCTCGTGTATTTGGCTATGGGCACGAGGCAGTAGGTGAGGGTGATACAATCCGCATCATCGATGAAGGAATGAATCCTACACTTTACTTAGAAGCAAGAGCCGTTTCCGGAGATGAATCTCGTAAAGACAAACGGAAAAATAAATATACATTCGGTAATTTTGTTGAGATTATTAACCCGGATGAGGCTCTTAGAAAGCTCTATCAGAAAATGTTAACCATGATAGGGGACAAAGCACCTAAAGAGTGGTTTGGAGCGTTAGAGACGAAATTAGAAGAGACAAAGAAGAAAGCTGATACAGCTGCCGAGGAATCACAAACGGCTAAAGATTTAGCGAATGCTACAAAAGATTATATGGATCAAAATCTTGTAGATATTATAGAAAGTGTTACTCCGCCTACAGCTAACCTAAAAGACGGGAAAACGCTTTGGAGTGATACTAGCGACCCTGCAAATAAGGTACTGAAGCTTTGGAAGGGCGGGGCATGGATAATTATCTCTCCTGACACTAAACCGCTTAACACGGCTCTTACGCAGGCTCAGAATGACATTACAAAAGCTAAGCAGGATATCACTACTAATAAAGGGTTATTAGATACTGCTAAGTCAGAGATACAGGGCAACATTAACACCGAGAAGCAACGTATTACAGATTTAACTACTACAGTTGGAAAGAAAGTAGATAAGACTTGGATTGACCAACAACTATTAGATAAAGCAGACAAGTCAGGCGTATACACGAAAGATTACATTGATCAAAACACTGTAGGGAAGCAGGTATATGAGACGGACAAGGCGGGTAACGTTCAGAAATTCACTGATATGAGCACAGACATTACTCGTAACGCTAACGCTATTAAGTCTAAAGCAGAGCAGTCAAGTCTCGATACTACTAACAACAATGTAACAGGCGTTACTAACCGTGTTACTACAGTAGAGCAAACAGCTACAGGGCTTACTACTCGTATAGGTTCAGCAGAGAGCAAAATTAATACTGCAACTGGGGACATTTCAAGCCTGAAAACTAAAACGAATACAATTGAGCAGACAGCTAACGGCTCTGCGCAAAAGATTACCGAGTTAACAGGACAATTTACACAGAAAACGAATGAGATTATTAACACTGTAGAGACAAACGCTCAGAAACTTACTGCTGTAGAGACAACTGTGAAGAATGCCAAGTACGGACGTGATAACTTAATACCTAACTCGGGGATGTTTTCTAACACAGGTGGTTGGATTCCTAACACGCCTGCAAGCTCGACTATGGAAATTGTCACAGAAGACGGCTTTAATGTTATGAAAATAAAAGGTTCTATCCGTGCAAGTAATCCTATTACACTTAAGCCTGATACAGAATATGTATACTCTGCATTGATTAAAATACCTGTAGATAACGTCGTTTCTGACGGTTCAGGGAATCCCCTGCACTTTTGGTCAACTATTGGAGCAAACCCTCACACAGCCGTGCAGAGGGCTATTTTAGAGCCTGCTTCTAAGAAAATCCTTGCTAATACTTGGACACGTGTCAGCTACAAATTTAAAACACTAGCAGGAGCAGAAAACACGCTGTTTACTCCTTTCATGTATTCACAGGAGATTATTAACTCAAACGCTTTCGCTTACGTTAGGTACTTCCAGCTTATCGAAGGGAATCAGATTACAGAGGATTGGCAAGCACCAAGCGGGGATATTGTTAAGAAAACAAACGAAATTGTACAAACAGTCGAAAGCACTATCTCACGTATTTCTGCTGTAGAGAATAGAAAGATTAGCTCTAACAACTTAGTGAAAGCAAACAGTGACAAAATGGTTCTGCTTCCAAAAAATACAGGTCAAGCAAACGATAACTTTAACTTTTCTCAGATCCCTGTAGAAATGCAAATGGATAGAGAATACACTGTTTCCGCTCGTATTACATTCACTAAAGGTACTGACACTAAGGTCACTGTATACCCGTATACAAACGGTGTCGCTACTGCTGTAGACATTCAAGCAGGTGGGTACTTTACTCATACTTTCAAAAAAACAAATGTTAATACAACAAGCGTATTACTATATGCAGGTCAATCAGGTGCTACACGTGATAAGGGTTGTGAGTTCACTGAAATCATGATTACTGAAGGTAACACAGCAGTCCCTTACGCTCCACCAAGCCCGACTATAGACGAATACACTCAAAAGACTACAGCTATTGAGCAGAAGGCTACAGGGTTGCAATCAAGCATTACTGCTACTACTAACCGTGTAACGGCTGTAGAAGGGCGAGCAGGCACGTTAGAAGCAAAGACTAATACCCTTGAAACAAAATCTAACACTCTACGCAGTGACGTAGACGGAAACATTACAGATATTAACTCCCTACGTGAAGATGTCAAATCGAACGGGGAAAACTTATTTGTAGACTCTTCATGTAACAATGAATACCCTAAATTCTTTGACGATACAGGCTATATTATCAACGGTGCTACTCATGTGTTTTGGGAGGACTATATTAAGCTAACATGTACTAGCTACGCAGACGCTTTCTACCAGGTCGGGGGCTCTCTGATAACTGCTACACACGGTATTTTACCGAATGAGACACTTACACTTTCATTAGAGTTAATGCAGAACGTAGCAGGAGGACAAACGCTTATATTCCAACATGATGGGACTAGTTGGTCTGAAGCAGAAGTTAAAACGCACACTAATACAGGATGGAAACGAGTAGAGCATACTTTCAAAGTAAAAGCAAACATGAAAGGAATCATGGTACGTATTAGATTTCCTAGAGTGGCTGAAGCAAATACTAAGTCACTATGGATTAGACAGCTTAAGCTAGAGCGTGGATCACTTGCAACGCCTTGGGGAATGTCTTCAGTAGAAATCCTGAAGAAGAACAACACAATTAAGCAAACGACTGACGAAAACTCTGCAACGTTAACGTCCATGAATGCTAGCGGTATGGTAGGGGCTAACATGGTTTATAACGCAGACATGCTACAACGCCCTACAAATGGCTATCCTGACGGTTGGGCTGTATCAAATATAACTAATATCGTATGGCAAAACCCGTGGGCTGATGAACCAAGGGGAGCAGTATTCCGTTTTAACCGTACAAACTTAGCTGATACCGCCCCTAACAATATTGTCAATGCTTACTCTAATAAGTTCCCAGTAGCACGAAACAAGGATTATACATGGAGCGTTTGGATGTATGTACCTGTAGCAAATTGGACAGCATTCAAAGTTAAAAATGCATTCATCATGGAATATTATGACAATGCAGGCACACGGGTACAATACCAAGATGTAGGCTTAACAACTGACGAACAAAACAGCTTAAAAGCAGGTAATTGGACACGTATAACTAGAACATACAGACCAACTACAGCAGGGATTGTAACAGGTGCTTTCCGTCTTGCTCTATTCCATAATGGCGACATCTACTACAGAATGCCACAGGTGGAGATAGGGGCTGTAGCTACTGGATGGAATCGCTCTACAGTAGACTTTGCAGGCAATTACCAATTTGAAGACCTTAACACTCGTAGTAACACAATGAAGCAGACGCTTGACGGGACTGTCTCAAGTGTTAATTCAATTAGTCAAACTGTAGGGCAACATACAACGCAAATAACACAGCAGGGCACTACAATCACGCAAATGAATAACGAGATAGGTCTGAGAGTTAAAACAACTGAAATGACGGACTATATGGACTCTCTAGGGAATACGAATGAGTTACGAAATTCAGCCTTTGAGGATAGAGTAATACACCCTACAACAGGGATCGTTACGAGCAGGACACCTAGTATCTCTAAGTGGAATACATGGACGAATGGAGTCGCTACTGCAAGCTTTGTAGCTGATTCTTCTAGAAATCACGCAGGCTACAACTCAGCAAAAATAGAAGTAACTTCACAGCCTGCTAATAAGTCTGTATCACTATATCAAGGTATTCCTATATCGCCTAACTCAGGGGACTATATATTCTCTGCTTGGTTCTATACAGATAGTGTAGCAGGACTTGACGGCGGGGCTTACATGGAGATTTCCTTCTACAATGGCGGTACTTGGGTATCATCTAAAGCAGTTCAGTTAGTGCCTATTATGACTAATGGGGCTTGGAAGTTCGTTTCTGCTACTCTTCCTGCTCCCGCTTCAACGATTACAGCAGTAAGAGGGAACGTCACTATTAACCGTAATGGTAAGCTATGGGTGAGTCAGCCTATGTTACAACAAGGAAAGTACCCTAGCTCATTCCTAGAAAACTCTAACGATTACGCTAACTATGAGCAACTAGTTGGGGAAGTCGCTAAAAAAGTAGCTACAACGGATTACAACACTAAGATTACAACGATTGAGTCAAGCATTACACAGGCGAATAATGCAATTAACCTAAGAGTGTTATCTACTGATGTGTACAAGAAAACTGAAGCTGACGGACGCTTTGGAAGTAAGGCTATTGTAGATACACATGAGAGCTCTATTACTCTTCTAAAGAATCAAATTATCTCGAAAGTAGAAGCAGGTGGAATAGCTTCAGCGATTAACCAAACAGCTCAAGCCGTATTGATCCAAGCAGGAAAGATAATGCTAGACGGGTACGTGGAAGCAAAACACTTGAAAGCAAAAAAGTTAGTCGGGGTTACTATCGAGACAGAAGCAGAGAACTTTTCAGGAGCTAAGCTTACTCTCAATAAGTCAGACTTAACGGTTTACCGTAACAATGTAGCTCGTGGGTACTTTGGCTTCCTAGATAGAACTGACGGATATTATCAACCACTACTACAAGTCGGCGGGGGGTGGAAGAAGGATGTTAACTCTTCTATAGCTGAGTCTATTATGATTAGCACGATAGAGGATTATAGTGGAGCAGGTAACTTGGGAGTCATTGGACTTGCTAAGAGCATGAGCGGTAATGATATCACCTACTACCACTCTATTACGATGAACCCAATTAACAAAACTTTAACAGTCAATTCAGAGGGCGACTCACGGTATACAACTACAGACGGTGACTTATTCATTAAAGCTGTTAGTTCACGTAGTGGCTACGGTGATATTTCACTTGATTCTCAAAACCATATAGTAAATACTGTATGGGGTGGGAAAGAGATTAAATTCAAAGACGGATCGAGTGAGTTTGCAAGTTTCGTAAAGAGTAGCTCCTACGACTCTGATTTGAAGCTAGGTCATTTGAAATTCCGTGTTTCTAATCACGCTGACTATTCGGGTTACGGTGTACAAGTAATGTACGGTGCAGGTATGGGGAATCTATACGGGGCAACTATTAGAGCAAAAGACAACATGTATGCTACTAATTTCTTTCCTAACTCCACACGTGCAATCAAGACTAACATTACAGAACTACCTTTCTCAGCGTTGCAAAAATTAAACTCTATCTGTATCAAAGAATACAATTTTATTAGAGACGTTGAGGAGTTTAATGCAGGCTTTATAGAATACGTTCCTAAGAAGTACGGAATGATTGCAGAGGAAACGGATGGTATCTTTACTACTAAGAGTAAGGACGCTGTTTCACTGTATGACATAGCTTCTATAACAGTAGCTTCTGTACAGGAAGTTGACTGGAAAGTAGCAAATGTAACCTTTGATGTTGGAATGCTGAAGCAGGAACTTGAAGCACAAAAACTTAGGGAAGTGACTCAAGATGAGCGAATCGCAGCATTAGAAGAATTAGTTCAAAAAATGATAAATGGAGCGCAAACAACTGAAAATACAACGCTAACAGAGCAGCCATAAGCTGGTCTTTTTTTATTGCCTAAAAAGGAGATGAACCAATGCAAGAAATTCAAGATTTAAAGAAAGAGTTCCAACAAGAGATCCAACAGATAAAGTTAGATCAAAAAGACATGCAACGAGACATCAGAAATATCGAAACGCGTACCACTGTCAACGAAAAAGACATTGTAAATATAAACAAACTTCTCGATAAAATCAGCGCCAACACTACATGGATTCTTCGAATCATCATTGGGGCGATTGTAACGGCACTTATTGGATTGTTAATGAAAGGAGGTGTATAAGTTGGTTGAAGTCAGTGTAATAATTGCGGTTGTTGTAGCTTTATCCCAAGTGGCGAAAATTCTTGGCTTACAAACTAAATATATCCCATTGCTTAATTTAACGCTTGGCATCCTGCTAGGCGTTTTATTTTTGCCATTTGATATAAAAATGAACGTGTTCCAGGGAATCATCATCGGTTTATCAGCAAGTGGGCTATACGATCATTCCAAAATAACGAAAAAGGATGTTGATAATAAATGAAAAAAACTATGAAACTAGCTTCCTCTGTATTTATGACTATATTGCTCCTGTTAAGTTTCAAGACAGGGGCTTTTGCTGATAGAACGCTTATTATTCCTGATTTACCAAAACAACCATACCGTTATGGCGTAGGCGCTTATGAAGGCGTTGTTGCTCATTCAACGGCAACTCCAGAAGCTCCAGCTATTAATATTCAAAAGTATGAGTCTCGTACATGGAGAAATGCATTTGTTCACTACGCAGTAGACTGGAACGAAACAATTCAAATCGCTGACACAAAGTACATCGCTTATGGCGGTGGACCTGTTGCGAATAAACGTTTTGTACATGTGGAGCTTTGCGAAACAGCAGATTACGATAAATTCAAACGCAGCTATGATAAATATGTAAAGCTACTTGCTAAAATCTTGCGTGACCGTGGATTATCTGTAGAAAAAGGATTATGGACTCACTATGATGTTACGAAGTACCTTGGCGGTACAGACCATGAAGATCCACTTGATTACTTAAAATTTCACGGTGTATCTGAAGCTCAATTTAGAGCAGATGTACAACGTGCATACAATAATTCTAGTGTAGAGGTTGCTGTTCCTGAGAAGCCTTCTAAACCAGCAGAAGTTCCAACGGCTGTAACTGATGGTGTAGCTTTTATTGAAGGTGAAAACGTTAACTTACGTAAGGGACCAGATACAAGTTATTCTAAAATTCGTCAGCTAAACAAACCAGAATCATATATTGTGTGGGGCGAAAAGGATGGTTGGTTAAATCTTGGCGGTGAGCAATGGATTAAAAACGATCCATCTTATGTGAAGTTTAGTAAGAAAAGTACAGTGGCTTCATCTATTGTAGGAAAACGTGTTGTTTCTAAAGTGGACAACTTACGTTTCTATGATTCTGCTTCTTGGCAGGATAAAGATGTTATTGGCTCTGTAGATGCAGGATTAGGATTTACGATTGATGCGAAAGTAATTGTTAATGGTTCACCGCAATATAAAGTACACAATAGCAAGGGTAAAGCATACTATGTTACTGCAAATGAAGCCTATGTATATGTGAAGTAAGTAAAAGGGTCTGCTCAATATGAGTAGACCCTTTTTTTGTTTATAAAACATATAAAAAAACTTAAAAAAATTGGATTTTCTTCTATATTTAGCCTATATTTATTTGACGTGAGTCAAATAGAATGCTATAATAAGAGTATAAAGAAAAGGAGGTGAACAAAGTGGATTGGATGATAATCTTAGGAACGGTAACAGCGTTCATAACAATTTATTCTCAGCTTTCTTCCGGTGTTAAAAACACAATTGATATTTACTACAAAATCAAGGAAGAAAAAGAAAAGAGTCGCTCCCGCCAAGAAAACGACTCAGAATAACACTGCAAGAGAGGGAAACCTCTCTTGTACCTAAGATTATTATATCACATTCCACTATATTTTATGAAAAAAGTCATTTTCAGTAACTTACCAATTCTTGTGATTTTAGGATACATTTTGTATCAAATTGATTACACTGACTTACAAACATTAGATTACATCTTCATCGTACTATGTATACTTGCATTTGTAATGATGGTGTTTAATTTAGTAACTACCTATATCAAGGAGAAAAAGAATGTATAAATTTGAAACCAAAGACGACTTAATTCGTTTTATTCAAGATGAAATTGTAAACACTTCAGAAGCGTTAGAAATTTTAGGGTGTTCACGTCAAAATCTAAATGTAATGGTGCAGAAAGAAAAAGTGAAACCGATTAAAGAAATGCCGCGAGATCGGTTGTACTTCAAAGAAGATATTTTAAAAAGCAAAGAACAAATGAGAAAGTAACCTTTTAATTTAAGGTTACTTTTTTTAATTTCAAGGGATATTATAACAAAAACCTATTGATTCAAATAAATAGCTATGGTATAATTATATATGTAAGGGAGGTGAGAAACATGGATTGGGACTTAATAGAAAAGATTCTTCGGAATCTAGCTTACATAGTAGGCATGGGGGTAGGAATTACAACCGCAAAGAAAAACATAAACGATATGAAAGATAGAAAGGAGAAGAAAAATCAAGAAGAAATAGAAAAACGTCTAGCCCGCAAGACTAGACGAAAGAAATAGAACAACGGGGGAAGAAATTCCCCCAACCTTAAAAAAATTATAACACAAATCCAATCCATGTAAAAATGAAGTTTGATCGAAACACTTTAACTTTAGTATTGTTTTTGATATTAGTGGTTACAGTAACAAACTATACGAATCCTGAGGTAAGTGACTATTTAGGAATTGCTTCCACAATAATTTTAACTATAGCACTTGTTATTAATTTAATTTATTCATGGCAAAAAGGCAGGGACGAAAAATGAGTATGGACTACAAAATGAGTCGTGAAGAAATAGAAAAGTTAGTTAACCAAGTAGTTTTAACAGCAAATGAAACTGCAAATTTATTAGATGTCACAACTCAAAGATTACATGTACTTGTAAAACAAGGGCGACTTATTCCCATTAAAGTAGTTGATAGGGTTTCGTTATATTTTCGTGAAGATGTAGAAAGATTGGCTGAAGAATTAGAGCAATTAAGGGGAAAATTTCGCCCATATGAATAGTCAAAAGCCCTTTAAAAGGAGGGCTTTTTTTCTTTGCAGGAATTTATTATCCATCATTTTAATTGCATCCGTTGTAGCGTTATGCGGTGGGCTGCTTATTATGGTTGGTAGCTAGGAAAGGGGATTTTCTCTGATTTATCGTGCTGGTATTGGTTATATAGTGGTACAAAAGATTCCGTTATTTATGAGGTTGCTTGTTGAGAGTGCTAAAGCTATTTAGTCCTGCTTATTGCGGGGCTTTTTTCTTTGCAGGAATTTTAAACCTACCATTGAATACTGTCACTAGGAGGTGTTGTGACGTTATGACGGACGAAATTGTTTATTCTGCTAGTGAAGTATACAAACGACTAGGAATAAGTGATAGCACCCTGAGAAAGTACATGGAAGTATTATCACGCGAAGGATTCGCTGTAAAGAAGGATAATCGTGGCAGACGCCAATACACAGACAATGACATTATGGTGATTGAGAAATTAATTGAACTAAGCAAGCATGACGGTATGACGCTAGAAAAGGCAGCGAAGATGATTGCTCAGCAAATTGAGAAAGTTAATCCAGATATGATTAAAGAAGAACCTGAGGAAACGAGTTTAATACCCTTCCACATTCAAGAACAGCTCCAGCAACAGTACAGCGTTATGGCACAGGAAATGAATCAGAACATGTTAGCGATGGAGAAGCGACTAAGTGAACAGGCAAAGCAAAGCAACGAGGAAATCAAAGAGAGTATAGAAGCGCATAATGAACGAGTGGAAAAACGATTAGAAGCACGAGACGAGACGTTGATGAAGACACTGCGTGAGATGCAGGAAACGAAGAGAATGATGCAGGAATTTCGGGATGAGGTTGCGGCTTCGAAAGAGAAGAAAAAGCCGTGGTGGAGGTTCTGGTAAGGGTTTGTAATAAACTACGCATAGGTAAAAGAGGAATGAAATCTCATTCCTCTTTTTCTAATTGTGGATTTCAATTCGCATTAGATCGCTACTACGATTTTGCATCTCTAAGCTTATATCTATTTTAAGATTGTTTTTATCTATATGATATGCACCCGTGCGTGTATTAGAAGACACTATTTTCTCAATCTCTGTACTCAAATCTAAGTTTGGATTTATCATAGTAATCCATTTCTCCCCTAACTCCATTAACGCCTGCTTACTTTGATTTCTATCAATTACAAAATGAACAGTAAAGTTATTTTCATTATCGCCAGCTACAGTGAAGTTCCCATAAAATTCAGGAATCCCCTCTAATACAGGAGAGAACAAAGCGATCTCTGAATGTTTACCTCCTACCGCTGTATACTTTAATTCCGCATTATATTTTTTGTTGATTGCAGTAACGAGATTTTGTGCTTCTTTAGATATAGATTTTTTTAATACCGATGAGCTATCCATCCAACCTTCATGATAATAAATGTCATCGTCTGCTAAATCTTGCGGGATAACAGTAGGCTTTGACTCAGGCTCTTTTTCTGGTTTTCCTGACTTAGTAATTGCATTGTATAAGAATTGTGCATACTGCTCACGAGTTACAATATTTTTAGGTTCAAATAGATTATCCCCCGTGCCAGCAGCAATTTTATTTTCTTGTAATGCGCTGATAGCATTTGTTGCCCAGTAATTCTTATCTACATCTTTGAACGTGGTAGTAGATGTGGCTTTGAAGTTAAAAGCCTTTGTTAATACAGAAGCCAATTGTTCTCGTGTTAGAACATTATCCGGACCAAACTTCCCATTGCCAAATCCGTTCATAATACCTGCCTTACTAAGACTTAAAATTTCTTTTTCAAACATATGTCCTTGGACATCGCTGAAAGGATTTGGTGCATTAGGTTCATCTGCTGGCTTCAAGTAGGCATATATCAGTCTAGCTACTTGTCCTCGTGTAATATTATCACCAAAACCAAACATTCCATTTCCATAACCAGCTACAATATTTTTCTCTTTTAAATCCATAATTGCTTTATAAGACCAGTGATCTACAGGAACATCTTTAAATCCTACCGTTTCTGCTGCTTGCACATTTGTTAGAGGGGTTAGTGTTGTTGATGCGATAACTGTCCCTGCTAAGATTAGTTGTTTAAAGTTCATAATTAAATCCCCTTATCCGTAAAATAATGTGTTCACAAAGAACACTGTACGCATTCTATTTTAATATTAACATATAGATATTTAAATTTAAATGTTTATTATGGAAATTTTTCTCAAGTAGTTCGTTTCAATTATTTGGTGTTTTTGTCCATCTCTTTGAAAAGGAGAATAAGCAAAAAATATTGTGAAAAATCCTTATATCCCATTCCACTTTCAAGAACAACTGTAGCAACAATACAGCGTTATGGCGCAAGAAATGAATGAGGGTATAGCATCAATGGAAAGACGATTAAATGAGCAAGCGAAGCAAAGCAGCGAGGAAATCAAAGAGAGTATAGAGCAGTATAATGAACGAGTGGAAAAACGATTAGAAGCGCGAGATGAGACGCTTATGAAAACACTACGTGAGATGCAGGAATTTCGGGATGAGGTTGCTGCTGCGAAAGAGAAGAAAAATCCGTGGTGGCGGTTCTGGTGAGAATCTAATTACTTAAAACAATAAGCCCTACAGAAAGCAGGGCTTATTTTTGTATAGACATTATGTCATTTAGGTTATTTTGTTCATTTGAATTCAACTTATTAGCGATATAGTAATCTAACATTTCATCAATAAGCTCGTAATTTTTCATGTCTTTCATTGTGCAGATGGCTTTTATTTTATTCAGTGTTTCAGGCGATACTTTTATGTTTTTTCTGTCTGTTGTTGACAAGGACTTCTTTTCCTTTGTTACAGGATTATTTTGAACAGGTACAGGTGTTACAGTCACTAAGTATTGCTTATCCAAATTAATCACCTCTAGTTATATTTTTATAAATTTATAATCTTATACTTTTATAATTTTATAAATGCGTTTATGTAGATAGGAATAAAGTTTAACTTCATTCCTATTCTCGATTTTTCTTCGATTCAAGCACTTGTTTTACAGCGTTTTTTACTAACTTTTGTTTTGGTGTAGGTAACGAAGCAACTTTTTCTTCAATTAACATATTTATTACTTCATAAATTTTCATATCTTCAATTGTAGCAAGTGTTGATATTGCTGTGTGTGTTTCTAATGAAACCCGGAAAGATTTTGGTAACTCTTTTGTAGTGAGTTTTCTCTTAGGTTTTTCAAAGAGCTTATCATCGTCAGGAAAACTACGTTCTTGATTTTCTTTACTTTCGGGTGTAAAGGTTACTGACCCTTCAGTTTTCTTTCTTCTCATACCGAGCTGTTCTTTGTCTATATTCAATTTGTTATCCATTTACCGTTGTCATTCCTTCCAAAATCTCAATTCTTTTTTCAACTTCACCTGCAATATTTTGGTATACAGTATGAACGTTTTTATCATGAACATCTTTTAGATTATAAGTGATTCCTGTTCTATCAAATCTCTTTAAGCGT